AATTTAACAGAGAGTGAGTTTAATATAATCTATGGTAAAATCTATAGTTCTTACTTTGGAGAGCGTATTACATACGAAGTAATTACGGAAGTCCCTACCGATAAACAATTTGAACACTCCTATTGACAATATAGATAACTTGAGTTAAAATAGAAGTGTAATTACAATACATTATGGCGAAAGGATTTACAGTCAAAGCAAAGTCCCCTGTGGCAAAAAAGCAGAAAGCCCCTGAGTGGGACTATAATTTAGCAAGGCAGTTGATAAGAGGAAAGACAATTGTTTTTTGTTTACCAGGTCGAGGAGTATCATATAACTTTTTAAAATCATTTGTATCACTTTCTTTTGATTTAGTACAATCAGGAGCAGCAATACAAATCTCACAGGATTATTCATCAATGGTAAACTTTGCCAGATGCAAATGTCTTGGTGCAAATGTCCTTCGTGGACCAAATCAGTTACCTTGGGATGGTAAACTCAATTATGATTATCAGTTATGGATTGACTCTGATATCGTATTCAATGTTGAGAAGTTTTATCAGATACTTTTAATGGATAAAGATATTGCAGCAGGTTGGTATTGTACTGAAGATGGAAAGACAACATCAGTTGCACACTGGTTAGAAGAAGATGATTTCCGCACAAACGGTGGTGTAATGAATCATGAAACGATTGAAAGTATAAGTAAAAGAAAGAAACCATTTACAGTTGACTATACTGGTTTCGGTTGGTTATTAATTAAGAAAGGTGTCTTTGAACATAAAGAAATGCCTTATCCTTGGTTTGCTCCAAAGATGCAGGTATTTGAATCAGGAGAAGGTCAAGACATGTGCGGTGAAGATGTATCATTCTGCCTCGATGCAAAAGAAGCAGGATTTGATATTTGGTGTGACCCAAGAGTTCGTGTCGGACACGAGAAGACGAGGGTGATATGATTGCAATCATCTCAATATTGCTGATTATGGCGATACTGTATTTGTTATTGCGGTACTACAATCCTCATTCATAACTATGGGAAATTACGGATTTACAATTTTAATATGGGTAGCAATCGGACTTTTTGTATTCAGCAAATGGGAAAACCGCAAAAAGAAAAGAAAGTAGGAGACCGTTACAACGTTCTCCGAAAAGGCAAGGTCATCTTCTGGAACGTGTCAGAATCAGAAATGTTTGACATTATGGAAGACCTTGCAGTTGAGTGTTACTATAATAAGACACTCACAGCACAGGATATTACTTATGAACCTTATATTGAGGAACCACTAAATGGCTAGAAAAACAGGAATGATGGGCAGTGCTTATGTTACTGAGACAAGACCCAAAAAAACTCGTCAAGGGCGGGGAAAACACTCGAAATATGCAGCGACCTCCCGTAACTCGGCTCGTAAAAGATACAGAGGGCAGGGTCGTTGATTCCAAAACAGGAAATACTTACTTATCTTGCTCCCAGTAAGGTCTGTAAGGGTGTCGGAGTTTTTGCCTATGTGAATATACGAAAAGATACCGTGATATTTCCTGTTACGAAAAATGAGGATTATTTAAAAATCCCTTGGGTTGATGTAACGAATCGTGCTCGTAAAAAAATACAACAACTTACCGCTGGCTTTGATGAAGAGGGATTTTATACGGATGTGGATATCAATCGCTTTGATATTTCATATTATGTAAATCACTCTCGAAAACCAAATGTTTATTATGATTCTGAATCAAGTTCATTATATGCAATGAGAAATATTAAACGGGACAAAGAACTTTTACAATATTATCCACCAAATGAAAGAATGTGGAGTAAATACTAATGTATTGTCGAATTCGACTTCAAGAAACAAACTATCAGGAATATCATAACTATCGGATTCTTGGTAGTTCTTCTTTTGAAAGATGCTTGGAAATATACAAAGATTATATTGTCTATAAGAACTTTGAAGGAACAGTGCCAATCTTTCGTGAAGAGTTTGAATTACCTCATACAGATATCATTGGATACTATGATGGAAATGAATTGGCAGCATTTACTCTTGCATATAAATTCAAGAGTGTAAATAGTGTATGGGCAGATCAGTTCGCTTGGAATTATAAAAATAAAAAATTAGGTTTAGGTCATGTTGCAAATAAAAATGAAATTGCATTATATAAAAGATTAGGGTATAATTATTATTATCTGGGTGAATCATCAGATTATAAATCAAAATTACAAGGATACGAAATTTCTAACTTCTTCGACGAATGGCAAAACTAATTGCAAATCTACCAACAAAGAAAATATGGGTACGAAAAGAGTACCTCACTGACTTTCAATCGGGTTTTGGAGAGTTTGTAGAGGGATTATGGGTATGTGCAAAGTCAATACAGGGTCGTGCATTCTATTTTGAGACATATTTACCCGAATATGGAGCAATGTATGATAAATTACCCATCTCTGCATTTCTCTCACGACCAAAAACACCCGATCCTGATATGGATTTGGTTAATTTACAGTTTTGGAACTGTATGGACTATGATTTTACAGTGATTGTCAAGCAATTTGTTGCTCCAATGGAGTGGGAGTGTCGTACAAGACACTTTGGAAATCAAAAAGGACAGTATATTTGCACTTTAGACAACTATCATGGTGATTTTGACCAAATAGATGCTTCAACAAGTGAGATGCCTGATGAACATAAGTCATTTAACCTGATTGAATTGCGAAATGGGCAGTATTGCCTTTATCCAAATAACCGATGTCGCATCTTTGATACTTCAATGACACCTCAAAATGTCAAAATACCTGATTTTAAGGTATCAACACGTATCTTTGAGGTTGAGAATGATGTTAACTGGGGTCGATTAGGTGATTGTGATGATTATTTCTGGACAACACCCGATGAAAGACGAGAAGAGTAAGTATATACTACATTGGATACAACAAATATCCAAAATACGACCAGAATTAGGTAATTTTAGCATCTGTCCTTATGCGTCAGGTGCTAATTTTTGTATTCAAGAACAAAAATTATGTCAAATAGTGCCAAATTCTGATTTTGACGTTATAATAAACATAGTCGAAGACGATATTGATGCAAATTTCCTTTATGATGCAGTTGATGACTACAATCACAACTATCCTGACTACAAATTTATTGCAGATCACGGAAAAACAAAGACATACATACAAGGAATCCAAACTAGTAATGGAAAATACAACTTAGTGTTGTGTCAACCACGAAAAGAACTGACTGAAGCAAGGAAAAAACTTGCGAAAACCAACTATTACGATTATTGGGACAAAAATTACCTCAAAGAGGTGCTTGAAGATGACTACAGACTCATTGATGATGAAAAAACACGTTAAAAATGCTCATATGGGTACACATTTACTCGTTGAAGTGTACAATGTACCCTTTGAAAAATTAAATGATAGGGATAAAATCGAAAAAGTATGCGTTGATGCCTGTAAAATTGAAGGATTACAGATTTTAAACACTTATTCACACCAATTTGACCCTTATGGGGTAACTATTACTCTAACATTAGGTGAAAGTCACTTTTCTTGTCACACTTGGCCAGAAAAAAATTGTGTTGCGTTCGATATTTTTACTTGTGGAGCAAAAAATCCACGTAGTGTTGCTTATTGGGTGCTTGAATACTTCGATAGTAATGATTATGTGATGAAAGATTATGCAAGATAGGGTATAAATAAAACTAAAAGCATTAATAATGGCGAAACCACGCAAATCTCAGGCATTTAAGGATATAAGTCTATCTTTTGAACCACATCCAGTGACAAAAGATCTACCTGTTCTTGTAAATGAGAGAGCAATCGTCAGATCGGTTCGTAATTTAGTCGAAACAATACCTACAGAGAGATTTTTTAACTCAAATTTAGGTTCAAATATACGTGATATGCTCTTTGATAACTTCTCAGGATCATCTGTGATGATTATCGAAGATATGATCCGTACTACAGTACGAAATTTTGAACCTAGAGTTGGTGATATAGGTGTTGAGGTTGATGCATCTCCAGACACGAATACAGTTCAGGTTAAAGTGCTTTTCGATATCATAGGATTAGAAGCTCCTGTGCAATCTTTTGATTTTATACTAGAACCAACAAGATAATATGCCCTTTACACAGTTTACAAATTTAGACTTTGATGAGATCAAAGTACAGATAAAAGATTTTCTTCGTTCAAACTCGAATTTTACTGATTTTGATTTTGAGGGTTCTAACTTTTCGGTTATAATTGACACTTTAGCATATAACACATATATTAATGCATTTAACGCAAACTTAGTTGCAAATGAATCATTTCTGGATTCTGCAACAATAAGAGAGAATGTAGTATCTCTTGCAAGAAATATTGGATATGTACCCCGTTCAAAAACCGCTGCAACAGCTACAATCAGCATAGGCGATGTAAACTTAGGTGCAACGAATGATAGCACTCCTAAGTTCCTTACACTTCGCACTGGACTAGTTTGTGTAGGTAGCGTTGCAAATACAACTTATCGTTTTTCAATACCAGAGGAAATAACATCCTCAAGGGTTAGAGATATTGGTGGGACTTCATTTGCCCAATTTTTAGATCCAATCACTGTTCATGAAGGAACTATTCTTCAAAGAGTTTATCGTGTTGATAATACGAAGGAACAAAGGTATATAATAGACAGTCCAAATATTGATAGTTCAACTTTAAGAGTATATGTCAAAGGTCCTACTGATATTGGACTTGGTAGAAAGTATTCAATGGTTGATAATATATTAAATATTGATAAAAATTCTGAGATTTACCTTGCTCAAGAAGTTCAAGATGAAAAATACGAAATTATGTTTGGTGATGGGTTATTTGGAAGAAAATTAGAATCTGGAACTGTTATTACAGCAAAATATCTCGTAACTGATGGAGAGGATGGAAACGGTCCTTCTCAATTTAGTTTCCAAGGATCATTTACAAAGAGTGATGGAACACTATTCACACCGTCAGATAATGTAGTGATTACTACTATCTCAAACGCCTCTAACGGTGCTGAAGTTGAAGATGTGTCTTCTATTAAGTATTTTGCTCCAAGACTCTACTCAGCACAATATAGAGCAGTTACACCAAGAGATTATGAGGCAATAATTCAGACAATCTTCCCTGCTACAGAATCTGTTGCGGTTGTTGGTGGAGAAGAATTAGACCCACCTCAATTTGGTAAGGTACAAATCAGTATCAAACCAAAGAATGGTACATTTGTATCAGACTTTGATAAATCTCAAATTAAAAATAGATTGAAGAACTACGCTATTGCTGGTATTAATTCTGAAATTGTTGACTTGAAGATACTATATGTGGAAATAGAGAGTAACGTATATTACAATACAGCACAAGTAGCATCATCAGATTCCCTTAAAACTGAAATAGTCAGTGCATTGAATGATTATGCAAATAATGTTGAGATTAATAAGTTTGGTGGTAGATTCAAATACAGTAAATTAAATACATTAATTGATCGTGTTGATAATGGTATTACCTCTAATATAACAAAAGTAATTGTGAGAAGAGATTTGAAGGCACTTTTAAATCAATTCGCTCAGTATGAATTATGCTTTGGTAATCGTTTCTACATCAATCCAGCTGGATATAATATAAAGAGCACAGGATTTACTATAAATGGATTTTCCCAAATCGCTTATATAACTGATGTTCCAAATAAAACTGCTTCTGGTACTTTAGATGGCAGTCTAAAAGGTACCCTCTCTGTCGTTACCAAGAATAATCAAGGTCAACAAGTGGTTTTAATAAAGGATGCTGGAATAGTTGATTACAAAAAGGGCGAAGTTATATTGAATACAATTAATATTACATCAACAGTGAGTGAGAATAATATAATTGAGATTCAGGCTTTTCCTGAATCAAATGATGTTGTCGGTTTAAAGGATTTATATCTTAGTTTTGATGTATCAAATAGTACAATAAATACAGTTAAAGACGTAATTGCTTCAGGTGAAGATGTTTCAGGAGTTGTGTTTACAAGAGATTACTATACATCAAGTTACTCTAATGGAGATTTAGAGAGGAAATAATTTATGTCTCAAATTGACAAAAGAATAAAAGTCAATACTATTATTGAAAACCAGTTACCTGAATTTGTGGTGACTGATTTTCCAAACGCTGCTGAGTTTTTTAAACAATATTATATTTCACAAGAGTTTCAAGGAGGTCCTAGTGATCTTATAGGAAACTTTGATCAATATTTAAAATCAGATAATTTAGTACCTGAAGTTGTAGATTCTAT